ATTCACCACTATGAAGACTTGAAAGCAGAATATGAAGCGTATCGTATTGGACATAGAGACAACCTTAGATCACAACACGATTTGGATGGTAGTAACTAAGGACATTGACAGCGGAGAAGTGAACGTATGGAAAGCAGCAGACAGCCTCGTGGAGTATTTAAAGGACGTTACATTGATAGTAGCCCACAACGGGATAAGCTTCGATTTCTCGATACTCAACAGGCTCTGGAGTACGAAGATTCGCTTGAACCAAGTGTACGATACACTGATAGCCTCAAGACTGCTAGATCCCTCAGTAGAGAACGGTCACAGCTTAGACGCATGGGGAACGAGACTTAGTGCTATGAGCACGGAGGGGAAGAATAAGATTGACTACACAAAGGTATGGACATGGCTGATGGAACGACGAGAGGAATACAAAGGTGAGTGCTTTAACATTCCTCACATGGCTCTTCTGGAGTATTATTGCATTAGGGACGTTGAGGTCACTGCTAATCTTTATACTCATCTTAATGATGAACTCACTAAGAAAGACTTTTCACAAGAAAGCCTTACTCTTGAGCATAAGGTAGCAGCTATTATCTCTGAACAGGAACGTCATGGATTCAAACTCGATCAAGTCTATGCCACTTGCTTACTTGCTGACATCAAAGGAAAGATGGCTGGAATCTATGAGCAGATGCAAGAGAGATGGCCTCCAACAGTTACACCAAGGTTCCACAAGACAAGTGGAAAGCCCATTAAAGACTGCATTGATACTTTCAATCCCGGAAGTAGAAAGCAGATCGGAGAGAAGCTGATGGAGCTAGGATGGAAGCCTAAGGTGTTCACTGAGAAGGGTCAAGCTATTGTCGATGAGTCTGTACTGGCTAAGGTTCCTCTACCGGAGGCTCAGTTGATTGCCACGTACCTGATGCTGCAGAAACGTGTAGCTCAGATTGAAAGCTGGCTAGAGGCTGTGGGTAAGGACGGTAGAGTACACGGTAAAGTTATAACGAATGGAGCTGTAACTGGTAGGATGACACACAGTACTCCTAACATGGCACAGATTCCTAATGCTGGGAGTATCTATGGGCCTGAGTGCAGAGAGTGTTGGACTGTGGAAGCAGGTAACGTATTGGTTGGTTGTGACGCTAGTGGCCTTGAGCTTCGTATGCTTGCACATTATATGAAAGATGATGAATATGTTAAAACGGTCACTGAAGGATCTTCAAAAGAAGGTACAGACGTTCACACCCAGAACCAAAAAGCTGCTGGGTTACAAACCAGAGATCAAGCGAAGACGTTTATTTACGCATTCCTATACGGTGCAGGGCCAGCTAAGATTGGTTCCATCGTCGGTGGTAATGCTAAAGCGGGACAGAAACTTATTGACTCCTTTCTTGCGAACACACCAGCCCTACAGCGTCTTAGAAATACGGTTAGTAGATATGCGAGTAAGGGCTTTGTACCGGGGCTTGATGGTCGTAAGATATGGGTTCGCAGTGAACACGCTGCCCTCAATTCGCTCCTTCAAGGGGCTGGGGCGATAGTGATGAAGAAAGCTTTAGTATTGTTTCACGATAAGACTAAAGCTAACAAGTGGCCTGTGAAGCTAGTAGCAAATGTCCATGATGAATTTCAACTTGAAGTTCCTAAGATGTATGCTACAATAGTAGGTGAGGCTGCAAAGCAAAGTATTGTTGAAGCTGGGTTGCATTTCAAGCTTCGTTGTCCACTAGACGGGGAGTACAAGATTGGTAACAACTGGCGTGAAACACATTGATAAGAATCAAATACTGTTTAATGTTGAAGGTGAAACTTTCAGGATTAAGATAGGAGAGGATCTAGATCTTGAAGAGGTATACACTGTGCTATTATCTGCACTTGTGTACTTAGAAGATCTGGCATCGGGTAATACAGCTCACCCGTCACAAGAGCTGCATTGATAGTAGAAACTAAAGGAAAATGAAATGAGTATTGATAGCATGAAACCCGTTAAAGTTGCTGGTGAAATCTTCTGGAGCAACTGGATGAATAACTTTAACACTAAGTTCAACGAAGACAACAAGAAGTACGAATGTACCATTGGTAACTTGAGTGATGCAGCTTGTGAGAAGCTTAAAGAGCTGGGCATCAACATCAAGAACAAAGAGAGCATGGGTAACTTCATTGTTGCTAAGTCAACTTACTTGTTCACACCTGTGGATGAGGAAGGCAATCCTGTAGACATTGCCATGATGGGTAATGGTACTAAGTGTCACGCAGTTATCTCTTCGTATCGTCACAAGATGTCAGCTAAGTTCGGTGCTGCACCTTCCATCAAGAAGTTGGTAGTGACTGAGCTGAAGGTGTACGTCCCTGAAGGTGAAGAGCAAGAGACTGCGGACGATGTCCTCTGAAAAGCCAACTGAGGCTATTGTAGATGCTGACTTTTTAGTTTATAAAGTTGGCTTCTCATGTGAGGAGGAAGAGGAACGGTGGGCACTAAATCGACTCACAGAGTGGTTTACTGATATAATCTATATGCGCTTGAAGTGTGATGACTACAGAGCATGGATTACAGGTAAAACTAACTTTAGATTCGAGGTAGCTACCACTGTTCCTTACAAAGGTAATCGTAAGGATGCTCCCAAGCCTAAGCACTATGAGGCTCTTCGCAAACATCTCATGAAGCTCGGTGCTAAGATGTCAGAGGGTGAAGAGGCTGATGACTCTGTAGGCATAGCGTCCACTGAAGGTAACTACTGGATCGTCCACGTTGACAAGGATCTAGATCAGTTACCGGGGTGGCACTATAATCCTGTAAAGGATGAGGAGTATTATGTTACTGAGTTTGAAGGCTTGTACAGTTTCTACAAACAGATTCTTACAGGTGACAGAGTTGATAACATTGAAGGTATCCGAGGTATTGGCCCTGTAAAGGCTGATAAGATTCTCAAAGACTGTACAACCGAAGAGGAATTATATGCAGCTTGTATCAAAGCTTATGACGGCAATACTGACAGGGTACTGGAAAACGGTAAGCTCCTATGGCTAAGAAGAAAACCAAACCAGATGTGGCAACCTCCTTTGAACTTGCAGGATCAAAGTGGCACGTTAACTACGTAGTGCACATGGACGATATGGGTAAGTGTGACCCTGAGAAGCAAGTCATCTCTATTCGTATGGACATGAATAAGCAAACTACTGAGCAAACTTTCTACCATGAGTTAGTTCATGCCATTATGTTTACAATGGGTAAGCTATCACATGATGAAGAATTTGTAGATACCTTTGGAGCTTTCTTGCACCAGTATCACATCACTAAGGAGTACCATGAAGCCGAAGCGTAAGAAGCCACTGACAGTTAGACAAGTAGCTTTGAAGCATGGTTTTAGGTCAGGCTTAGAGGATAAGATAGCTGATAACCTAGTAGCCTTAGGTATTCCATTTGAGTATGAGAAGCTAGTGATTGCATATACGCAGCCTGAGAAGAAGCGTACATACACTCCTGACTTCTTACTACTGAGTAACGGTATTATCATTGAGAGCAAAGGTAGGTTCGTGACTGCTGATAGACAGAAACACTTGATGGTGAAGGAACAACATCCTGAACTTGATATTAGATTTGTCTTTAGTAACTCTAGGTCTAAGCTTTCTAAGATAAGTCAAACTACATACGGGGATTGGTGCACTAAGCATGGATTCAAGTATGCCGATAAAGATATTCCACTGTCATGGTTAAAGGAAAGAGGTTCTAAATATGATAAATAATCTAATTCAAGCAATGATGAAGTCTCCTGAGATTAAGAATGCTTGGGAAGACTTTACAGACGCTATCACAGTTGAGACTATGAAGAGTACTTACTTGAATACTCTTGATGGTGGTTGGAGTAGTCATCCTGAAGACATTGCCAGCTGCAAGGAAGTCAACGAAGCTCTGGCTGTGTGTCTTAGATACTTCATGTTTGTTAATGATGCTGAAGAATTCTTGAAGGAGGCTCAAAGTGAACGTAAATCTGATTAAAGAGCATGAGAATGGTGATGCAACATATCAGTTTGACCTTACAGCTGATGAAGCTCAATCATTGCTGACCTTTGGTATCCTAGAAGCCATTAAAGCTGGTATACGTGAAGGTGATAGACTAACAGTTGAAGGGGATGACATTGAAAATTTTAGTAATACCGGACTGTCAGATTAAAGAGGGTGTACCTTTGGAGCACCTGACATGGGCTGGTAAAGCCATTGTCGATTACAAACCTGATGTAGTGGTTAACATAGGTGACTTTGCAGATATGCCAAGCCTTAGTAGCCATGACATCAAGGGTAGTAAGTACTTTGAAGGTCTACGCTACAAGAAGGACGTTGAAGCTGCTAAGGAGGCCATGAAGTTGTTACTGGCTCCTTTGAGAGAAGCTCAGAAGGCTCAGAAGGAATCTAAGCACAAGGTGTACAAGCCTCGTATGGTGATGACTTTAGGCAATCATGAGAACCGTATCGATAGGGCTGTTAATAACAATCCTACACTGGAAGGCTTAATATCTACAAAGGATCTTGAGTATGAGAAAGATTGGGAAGTACATGGTTTCCTTCATCCTGTGTTCATTAATGGTGTTGGCTTTAATCACTACTGGCCTGTTGGTGCGATGGGAAGGCCAGCTGGTGCTGCTAGTGCTATTATTAACAAGCTTCATATGTCTTGTGTTGCTGGACATCAACAGGGTAAGCAGATTGCCTATGGTAAGCGTGCTGATGGGAAGCCTATTTGTGCTATCATCGTTGGCTCTTACTATCTCCACGATGAAAGTTATATGGATCAACTAAGTAACAGACACTGGAGGGGATTACTTATGATGAATGAAGTACAGGACGGTCACTTCGATGAGATGTTCTTAAGCGTAGAATACTTAGGGAGGAAGTATGGCAACAGTTGAATGTAGGACTTGCTTTTATGGTGAATTAGATATTGGTATCCATCCTTGTAATGATTGTACTAATTATGACAAGTGGGTTAACCGTAGCATTTTCATTAGAGAAGCAGCTAAGCCTCTAAGTGAAGCCATTAAAGAGTGGGTAGACTGCAAAGAAGATGAAGAGATAGATGAGTTCTTTCAAAGAGCTAAGGATGTAGTTAACAGACCTCCTCACTACACTGAACATCCCTCAGGTATTGAATGTATCCAAGTTACAGAACACATGGGCTTTAACTTAGGTAATGCAATCAAGTACATCTGGCGGTGTGACCTTAAGCAAGATGCCATTGAAGACCTGAAGAAGGCTAAGTGGTACATTGACAGAGAGATTGATAAACGTGTGCGGAGCAACGAATGTGTTAAACATAACATTTGAAGAACTGAAAGAGGCTCTCAAGCGTTTAGATGAGGTCACACTCGTGGAACTGTTAGGACTCCAGAGTGATGATCTTGTCGAAAGATTTGATGATGTGATTGAGAAGAAACAAGAATATTTAATAAAGGAACTAGACTAAATGACAACTATGACACCATACCAAGAGTACATCGGTAAAAGCAGATACTCTCGCTACTTAGATGATAAAGGCCGTAGAGAGCACTGGCCTGAGACTGTGGCACGTTACTTTGACTTCATGACCAAGCACTTGCAAGACAAGCATGACTACACACTGACACAGCCACTGCGTGATGAGCTGCAGAATGCTGTGACTAACTTAGAAGTGATGCCATCAATGCGTAGTATCATGACAGCTGGTGATGCTTTAGAGCGACAGAACATTGCAGGTTATAACTGTTCATACCTACCCATTGATGACCCCAAAGCCTTTGATGAGGCTATGTACATCCTCCTGTGTGGTACTGGTGTAGGCTTTAGTGTGGAGCAAAAGTATGTATCTAAGTTACCTGAGATTCCAGTTGAGTTGTACAATAGTGGCACTGTCATTAATGTTAAGGACTCCAAAGAGGGATGGGCTAAAGCCTTACGACAAGTCATTGCCTTGCTATACGCTGGAGAAGTGCCTAAGTGGGATGTTTCAGGTGTACGTCCGGCAGGAGCGAGACTTAAGACCTTTGGTGGAAGAGCATCAGGGCCAGAACCACTCGTTGACCTCTTCAAGTATGTGGTTGCAAAGTTCCATAAAGCGGTTGGACGGAAGCTCACCTCACTTGAGGCACACGATATTCTATGTAAGGTCGGAGAAGTCGTGGTTGTCGGTGGTGTACGACGATCAGCAATGATCTCATTGTCAGACTTGAGTGATGACCGTATGGCTCACGCTAAAGCTGGTAACTGGTGGGACGGTAATGGTCAACGTGCCTTGGCTAACAACAGTGCCATCTACGAAGTTAAGCCTGACGTAGGTAAGTTCATGCGTGAGTGGTCAAGCATTTATGAATCACATTCTGGAGAGCGAGGCATCTTTAATCGTTATGCAAGTGAACTTCAAGCAGCTAAGAGTGGACGTAGGGAATTGGGTAAAGAGTGGGGTACAAACCCTTGCAGTGAGATTATCCTTAGACCTTATCAATTTTGTAATCTGTCTTCTGTTATTGTTCGGAGCGATGATAGTGTGGATACTCTACGGAATAAAGTGCGCTTGGCTACTATTCTGGGGACTTTTCAATCAACGATGACTAACTTCCCGTACCTGCGTAAGGTGTGGCAGACAAACACTGAAGATGAGCGTTTGCTGGGTGTGTCTATGACTGGTATCTTGGACAATCCATTCTTGAATAACCCTGATGATCCTTACTTACCAACTATTTTAGAGGACTTAAAAGATGTGGCTATCAATACTAATAGTGAGCTGGCTGACGCTATTGGGATTAATCGTAGTGCTGCCATCACTGCAATTAAGCCTGAAGGCACAGTCTCGCAGCTTACGGGCACTGCTTCTGGCATCCATCCTCAGCACAGTCAGTACTTTATTCGTCGTGTTCGGTCTGATAACAAAGACCCTCTGACTGCATTCTTGAAAGAGCAAGGGTTCCCGTCTGAGCTGTGTGTGATGAAGCCAGATAGCACAACTATCTTTAGCTTCCCCATGCGAGTTGAGAAGGGTGCTGTACTGCGTGAAGACTTAAATGCTATCCAACACTTGAAACTGTGGTTACTGTTCCAGCGTCACTAC